AGGCACGTGGGCGACTACTCCTACAACAGCAGTTTCCGCACGTATGCATGCTCTGACTACGGCTTCACCAACCCGTTCGTGTGGTTGCTGGTACAGGAAGACCCATACACAGGCACAGTTTATGTGCTTGAGGAGATCTATGAGACCGGCCTCACCATCGATGACGCAGCGAGGCGCATTCGTGAGCGCGGCCTCGACAACGTCCGTGAGTTCTACCCAGACCCGAGCCGACCCGAGGACACCCTGGCGCTCGAGAGGCACTTGCAGATAAGGGGAAACACAGATACCGGCGGTCTGCTCGACAACCGACTGCGCTACATCAGGGAGGGGCTCAAGGACAACCACCCCGAACTGCTCGACAGCGACCCGTTGCGGCACCCCAAGTTGCTGTTCGACCGCAAGTGCACGAACACCATCCGCGAGATGAGTGAGTACAGGTACCCAGACACCAGCAAGGAGAGCAAGCGGAACCCCAAGGACCAGCCGATGGACAAGGACAACCACGCGCCTGAGGCGCTCGGTCGGTTCTACCGTGGCCGGTATGGGGATCCAGGGCGTGCGGTGGCTGGTGGAGGAGCCCGCGTTGCCAAGTCCAACCTCAGCCGGGCTCGGGCTCGCTGACCACCTAGGATTGACACGACTTCAAGGAAGGCAGGAATCCCCATGACGGTACAGGCCATCGAGGCGTTCTCCCCGTACAGCAACACCACGCCGCTATCGGCTGGGCTGCCTACGTGGATGAGTGCGTATGACGCCGAGCGCATCAACGCCTACCAGATCTATGAGCAGATCTACTGGAACGTGCCTGAGACCTTCAAGTTGACGTTCCGTGGCGAGGCCGACTCACCGATCTACATCCCTACAGCCAGAACCATCGTGGACACGACCAACAGGTACATCGGCGTGCAGCCGTCGTTCCTCGTGGACCCTGACCTGGGAACGCCTGAGGAGCAGGACCTCTGCCGGCGTGCATACAGCGCGCTGTTCCGGCGTGAGCGGTTCTGGTCCAAGTACCAGAGCAACAAGTGGTACGGCGTGTTGCGCGGCGACTGGCTGTGGCACATCCTTGCGAATCCTGCTAAGGCGCCAGGGACTCGCATCAAGATCGAGCCCATCGACCCGGCAGCGTACTTCCCTGTCACGCATCCGGCCGACCCGGATCGCATCATCGCAGTCAACATCGTCGAGCAGGTCATGGATGAGGAGGACAACGTCTTCATCAAGCGCCAGACGTACCAGAAGGGCGCAGACCCGATCAACAACGACGGCTCGGACACGACCATCTACAACAGCGTCGGTCTGTTCGACATCGAGGCCTGGCAGAGCCTGGCGGACAACCCGGTGACGGTCGTGGTGCCGATGCGAGCCCTACCGCCCCAGATCACTGCGATCCCTGTCTATCACATCAGAAACATCGAAACACCCGGTGACCCGTTTGGGTCGTCGGAGATCCGCGGCTTTGAGCGCATCATGGCCGCAGTCAACCAGGCGGTCTCGGATGAGGAACTCGCTCTGGCCATGGAGGGCCTGGGCATGTATGCGACGGACGGTGGCCCGCCTCGTGATGAGGCTGGGAACATCACGGACTGGGTCCTCGGGCCGGGACGTGTTGTAGAGCATGGGCTCGGCTCCAAGTTTGAGCGCGTGACCGGCATCACATCGGTCAGCCCCGTGCAGGACCACCTGCGTTTCCTCATCTCTCAACTGAAGGAAGCATCATCGACGCCGGACGCTGCGGTCGGCAAGGTTGACGTCCAGGTCGCTGAGTCGGGCATCGCGCTCATCATGCAACTACAGCCTCTTCTGGCCAAGCGCGAGGTTCGTGAGGACGTCCTGGTCGATGTGCACAGCCAGATGTTCTATGACCTGCGCTCGTGGTTCGCTGCCTATGAGCAGTTCGACACGCCGTGCATCGTCCAGCCGGTGTTTGGCGATCCCCTGCCGGAGAACACAGAAGCAGAGATCAACCGCATCTTCATGATCGTGGACAAGGGCCTGGCTGATGCAGACTGGGCTCGCAAGGAACTTTCCAAGTACGGCTACGTGTTCCCTGAGAACATGGGCCAGGCCGTGCTGCTCGAGAAGCAGGCCCACGCGCTCGCCACCGACCCATTCGCCCAGCGCATGGAGCAGGACAAGGAAGAGGCGGACGCTGCCGGTGAGGCATAATGCCGGCGAGTGCAGATCCCCTGCGGGGACAGATCAAAGTCGTCCAGTGGACTGACGCTGAGATGCGTCGCCTGTTGCGCATCACAGCGCAAGAGGCCGAGCGGATCATCAGGACGTCGAGCGGGCTCAAGGCCGCTCAGACGAGCCTCGCCAATACTGCGGCCCAGGCGTGGCGGGGGATCGGCGACGCGACTGAAGCCGGCATCGGTGACGCGGTTACTGAGGCGCTCCAGTTCACAGCCCTAGCGGACGAGGACCTCATGGCCCGCAGTGGGATGTCGAGCCGCGCCTGGCAGCGGTCGCAGGTCGCTCGGGCTCAGGCTGGAGCGGATGCACTCATATCCCGCAAGGTGAACGACATCAGCCTGAGTCAGCGCGTGTGGCGCGACACCCAGACGGCCCAGCGCGGCCTCAACCAGACCATCGACTCGGGTCTGCTGCTCGGCAAGACACCTCGCGACATCGCCAAGGACGTGAGCAAGTACATCAACCCTGACGTGCCAGGCGGGATGTCATACGCCGCCATGCGTCTCGGTCGCAGCGAGGTCCTCAACGCCTACCACCAGACGAGCGTGCGGAAGTACCAGGAGACGCCGTGGGTTGAGAAGGTCAAGTGGAACCTCAGCGGCAGCCACGCCAAGCCGGATGAGTGCAATGAGTACGCCGCGCACAAGCCGTATGACCCGATGATGGTGCCTGACAAGCCGCACCCGAACTGCCTGTGCTACATCACGCCCGTCGAGATGAATCTCGAGCGGTACGCACAGAAGTTTGAGTCTGGGCAGTTCGATGACTACATCGAGGAGCAGATGGGGTGCGTGCGCTATGGGTAGTGCCGTGTGCCCCATCCCCAAGGCCGTTTCCCACGAGGCTGCAGTGAAGAAGTTGGCGGAGATCCAACAGCGCCGCAAGTCACTGTCGCTTGCAGCACAGGAGCGTATGGCGGCTCGTGAGTTGGGTGAGGACATCGCTGACTTCCGCCGAGCCCTCAAGTCCAGCGTGGTGCCTGACCCCAACCCGTTGCCGCCTGTGCCCAAGCCAGTGCCCCAGCCGACGCCTGAGCCTGCGCCGGTGCGCCCACCGCCGAGCCCGGCCAGGGACGCATACGACGCAGGGTGGAACGCATCCAAGACCACCAAGACGTTTGACCTGGATGCGGCAGAGGCTCGGTATGAGAAGAAGTACGGCCGCAGCGATCGCACAGACTTTGCTGCCGGCTGGGGTGATCATGCGTCCGGCTATGACAAGTACCACTCATTCACGCCGCCCATCGCGGTCAAGAAGGAGGCGCAACTCATACTCCGACAGGACGACGCTCAGAAGGCATACGACGCAGTGCGTTTGCGTCGCAAGTCGCTCGACAAGGCCGCCAGCGAGCGGGTCGCCGCCAAGGAACTGGGTGTGGACATAAAGGAGTTCCGTGCTGCACTCAAGGGCGACCTGTATGCCCCCGATGACCTCAACGCAGCCACGCTCAAGAAGGCCAAGCACTGGACCGATGACCTGCCGCCCATCGAGGCCGATGTGTTTGGTGAATCCAATGTAGGGCATGTAGATGCGTTCTACACGGCCAACACCAACTATGACTTCACAGACCGGGACACGTACATCAACTGTGCCAAGGTCGTGAATGCATATGAGATGCGTCGCAGGGGATTCGACGTCATCGCATCTGTCAAGTCTGCGAACAAGAACGTGTGGCAACTGTCGAACATGTGGAGGCTGCCAGGTGCCTCACATAGTGTCGAGGTCAAGATGGTGAAGACCAAGCGCCAGTTTGAGGATGTGGCATGGGCCAACGACCCGGTGGGATCACGCTACCAGATCGTGGTCGTGTGGCCAGGCCGGCAGAGTTCTCATATCTTCTCAGCAGAGAAGATGCCAGGCGGACGCATCGAGTATTACGACGCACAGGTCCACCGGCTCGATGCTAGCGAATACTTCCGTCGCATCGAGCCAGGAAGCACCATGTTCGGATGGAGAGTTGACAACGCCGTGCCCACGGAAGATGTCAAGTTCCTGTTTGAGAACAAGGGCAAGTCGTGGCGACCCAAGCCCAAGCCCGAGCCCACAACCACACGACAGTTTGGAGAGCGACCATGGTGACCCCGGAACAAGAAGCACTGCGCCGTATGAAGGCTCACGGCCTCACGAATGTACGCATCGTTGGTAGGAAGCCATACGGGGACAAGGAAATGCTGATGCTTGAGGACGACGCCGGCATGCCGCCGTTCGATGCACCGCTCATCCTCGTTGACGCGGACGGCTCGCTTCAGTTCGTGGATTGGCCTGACCAGATCAGGTAGGCTCGCCTGCGTCCCATTCCCCAATGATTCAAGGAGATTCGATGATGGTCAGAGGCCTCATCTCCCCCACGGTCGTCAGTGGCGACCGGCTAGCGGCTCTTGCCGTTGGCAACATCGATGCGTTGATGCGCATCAATCGTGCTGAGTTCGGCGGTTACGTCATGATGGCGGACCTGGATGACGACGATGAGGACAAGGACAAGGACGAGTCGGGTGAGGACGACGGCGACAGTGGAGCCGACGACGACACCGACAAGGACAAGTCCAGCGACGGCGATTCTGATGAGGACCTGGAGCGTATGCGGAAGCGCATGCGCGTCGCAGATCGTCGTCGTGAGGAAGCCGAGCGCAAACTGCGGGAGCAGGAGGACGCCAAGAAGGACGCGCTCACCAAGGCCACCGACGATCTGACTGCTGCGCAGGATCAGATCAAGGACCTGACGGGCCAGATCTCCAGTCTGAGGCTGGAGAACGCCTTCCTCACGGCGAACAAGCAGGAGTGGCACGACCCGGACATCGCGCTCGGGCTCGCCCAGAACCGTGGCTACCTGGAAGATGTGGTGGACGAGGAATCTGGCGAGGTCGACAAGAAGGCGCTGAAGAAGGCGCTGGACCGGCTCGCCACCGAGCACAAGTACCTGGTCAAGTCCGCAACGGACGAGGCCAAGGACAAGGACCTGCCGCCGAGCGGTGAGTCCTCTGGTGGTCGCTCCGACAACCTCAAGGACGGCAAGGCCAAGGAGAAGGTCTTGCGCAACCGCTTCCCAGTGCTCAACCGCTGACCGAACATCCAAGGATCCATGAGGATTCCCAAAGCAAAGGAGTGTGGGCTAGATGGCTCGCATCGACAAGTACAA